CAGATCCTAGAAAATGCAAAAATATATATTGAAAATCCAAAAATCTTAAAATCAGAAAATCCTATAATTTAAAATTATAATAAAATAGTAAAATACAATCTATACTTTATTTTATATTCTATACATGATATAGATCAGACTTTTTTATTTCCTTTTTATATTTCATCCTATACAATATATATATTATATATCTATTTCTTTTTATATCCTAAATCAGTATTTTATATTATAACCTCTAGATCTATAAAACAACCTCTAGATCCATTTTGTATGGATGGATTGTATATAGGCTCTTACTAAGAAAAACAAGAGAAAAAGCAATAAAAAACTAGTATTTCTCTTTTCCGATTTTCGATTTTATTATACACGCAATGGATCAGACTAAACGCAATAAAAAGCAATGATAAACTAGAGTAAAAAGAAGAAGCCCCCACCCCCCGAAACGCCCACGGGGGGGGTTTGTTTATAGACTATCCATCGCTATTTTTTCCCAACATATTGTGACGAATATCACAAACCAAAAACAACTAATGTCACAAAGCATATATAACAGGTAAGGACTTGAATTCAAGCTAAAACAACTCATGATAGTGTCACATTCACGTATTGTGTGACATAGATGTCACATTATTTTTTTGTGACAAATGTCAGTGACATCATATCACAAATTGGCTTGAAAATTATATTTTTTTGTGTATAGATGTATGTGACAAATGTCACTTTATATATTAACAGTAGTAAAAATGGAAGAATGTTTCAGCACGCAGGATGAGATATTGAATTATCTCTGAAAGAAGAATGACAGGAATTTAATAAGGAGGAAGATGATGAAGGGGGAGATATACAAGAAGGATGGGATGTATTATCTAGTAGTAGATGAGAGTAGTGATGTTAATTATTTAAAAGATAAGGTTAAGGCATTAGAAGATAGTGAGAGAAGGTTAAAGGAAGAATTAGAAAAGTTATCAAAAAAATCTGAATGATTTAATGCTGATGAGTTATATAGATATAAGAAGTGGTTAGATGAAGCTAATGTTGCTTATGAAGAGTTGGAGGCGAGTTCTGAGAAGACGCTAGATGAAGCATTAGAGAGATGTTTCAACCACATGACTAGGTGTAGATGTTTACCAGTATTACAAGCACAGACGTTTAATGAGTTCAAGAAATGGGCATTAGGTATGGATACTAGTGATACAGATGCAGATTTTGTAGATTTACCATTCTAGTTTTATAATTTAATTATAATATATTATGGCTACATGGAAGATTTTATTCATTATAGCAATATCAGCTATAGTTATATTAGCATTTATTATGGGAATAATTGTTGAGTTGGATTTGGATAATAGGTTTAAGGAGATAGACAATGAGATAGACAAGGAGAAAGAAAAATCTGAAGAGGAGAAGAGGATAAGGCTTGCTAGACAGAATTGAGAGGAGAAAGTTGAGATAGTAGAATAAACTAGTTTAAAATATCTCTTGACTTTATTATAAATAACAATAAGTGTTTAGTGTCTGTAAAGAAAAAATCAGGAGAAATCTGATTACATGATCTCTAGTTTTAGATAACTAGGGATTTTTTGATTTGAAGACTAGGGAGAGTGTAGAGAAGAAATGGTTATATAAGATTGAGTCTCTTAGGAACAAGATAGACTTAAAGTATTTAATATTGATGGAGAAGAGGAAAGAGAGGATAAAGATAGGGTGGCAGCATGAGTTAGAGAAGTATGAGAGGAAGAAAAAAGCTGAGTTAAAGAAGAAGGAAGAGCAATATAGGAGGAAGATGTTGAATGAGATAAGGGAGGTAGAGTGAAAACCTAAGAGGGAGTATAAAACAGAGTGACCAAAGATAAAGCCGTTACAGTTTGCGATGGAGTTAGCACAGGAGAATGCAAGGTTAAGGGATACAGATGCAGATGGTAATGGGTATTGTATTAGTTGTAATAAGTGGTGTTCATGGGAGAATTTATCTGGTGGGCATAGATACAGTAGGAGATTTCAGCATATATGTTTAGAGATAGAGAATATCAATGCACAGTGTCGTAGTTGTAATTGGGCTACATGATCTAGGGGGGATACTGTTGCCAAGGAGAGAGTGAATGATGAGTATGACAAGAACATAGATAAGAAATGGGGGGAATGAACAGCAGCCAAATTAAAGAAGAAATTAAGAGCTACATTAAAGTGAAAGTGACACAAATATGATCTAAGTATAAAGATGCCAATCTTAATTAGGGAGAACGAGGCATTATGGAGAGAGAAGAATTTTTATAAGCCAAGGAAGAACTGGAGAAAGTTATGGGAGGCATATGATAAGAGACATTAGTCTTTATTTTTCTAATTATACAAAATGCAGACATTCCGTTATCCAGAGGACTACCTTAGTAAGAAGGGGAACATCTTACATTGTTGGGAGGTACATAAGGAAAGGATGAAAAAAATCTGAAAGCCTTATGTAGATTATTTTTCATTCTATAACAGGGTTAAGAGATATGGGTGGAGTGTAAACAGAGCGATATACACACCTGCTAGAACCAAGTGAATGGTATGGTATAAGGAGTTATGGCTTATATTAAGAACACAGCGATTCAGATTTATATATTTATTTAAGTAATGGATTGAGAAGAAATAAAAGACTTAAAGACCCTTGCTAAGATAAAGACAGTAGATGATATGTTGCCTAAGCCAGCTAAAAATCAGCTCACTAGATGAGATAGGGCTAAGATATGAGAAGAGCAGTATAGGATCATAGAAGAGACGTTGATGATGGATGGGACAATAGAAGAGGCTTGTATGTTAGCATGAATAACAGTGCCTACATACTACAATCATAAGAACTCTAATCCAGAGTTCGCCAGAAGAGTGGCTATTGCTAGGCAATTTCCAAAGCTGATAGCGAGAGCAGCTGTACAGAGAAGGATAAGGCAATGAGATGCTAAGACAGCGTTAAGATTTTTGGAGTTAAGAGATAAGAGATATAAAGCAGAGCCTATGCCAGAAGAGTGAGAAGAGAACACAGCACCAGTGGTGCAATTTATATCTGTTGCTAGTAATGAATGAGTTGAAAACTGAACAAACCATGACTCTCAGAGTGATACAAAGCAAGAGTCTGTTTGACCTTGATCTGTGAGTTCATGAGAGAAAGTGACCCCATGGGAGAATGAGGAAGAAGCATTAAGGAGATTGGACTCATTGAGTTTCAGCAGCGAATAGGGAAGAAAATAACTCCAGATGATCTAGTAGATAAGATAGAATTTAGTCAGAATCCTAAATCTATTAGTCAGAGAAAATGGAGGCATAAGATGAAAGAGAAAAAAGATTATGAAGACCTATTAAAATCTCTTAGGGAACAAGCTAGGCAGAAATGAAAAACTTTTTAGAAATGTAGATACATATTTTACAATGGCTAACGTAGAGATAAAACTAACCGAGAATCAACAGAAAGCATTTAATGTCTTATTAGATGATTATCACACAGCTGTTGGTTATGGATGATGAGCGTGATGAGGTAAGACTTATCTAGGTATCATTTGGTTATGGAGAATGTGTAACCAGTATCCATGAGTCAGATATGCTCTAGTTAGAGATACTATTAAGAACATCAAGCAGACTTCTGTTATTTCCTTAGAGAAATTCTACAGGGACTACAACATACCAGAAGATATGAGATGAAAACTTAATAACGTATCTAACATAATAACCTTTCCCAATGGTAGTCAGATACTATTAAGGGAGTGATGCTATTTACCACAAGACCCATTGTATAACAGATTCTGAAGTCTGGAACTTACATGAGCTTTCGTAGAAGAGAGTGCTGAATGTCCTTTAGAATGAATCGAGATACTCCAAACCAGAGTATGAAGATTCAAGAATGAGGAGTATGGAATATTAGGTAAGGTGCTAGAAACATTTAACCCTAATCCATGACATGTTTATGAAAGGTACTACAAAGGGAAGCATAAGGACTGAAAACAAGCTGTCTTTATTCCATCTCTAGTGTATTCCAACAACTTCATAGACAAGTGATATATCCAGAACTTAGAGAGAGCTAGTGAAAGGACTAAGAAGAGATTGTTATACTGACAGTGGGACTTTGATGATAACAACTGGTTATTATTCAAGCAATGAGATTTGGATAAGTTAAAAGATAACGAATCTCATGGAGACCAATACTTTCTTATCTGTGATGTTGCTAGATTCTGAAAAGATACGACTAGAATATCTTTACGAAGATGAAATACATGGATAAGAGTATGGACTTATGCTAAAAGTAGTGTAGAAGATGTAAAGACATCTATAAAGCTGATTCAGAACCAGTACGAGATTGAATCTAGGAACATAATTATAGATGCCGATTGAGTAGGATGATGAGTAGTAGACTGAATCCCCTACTCTACTGGGTTTGTGAACAATGCCAAGCCTATAGAGACTGGTGCTAAGCAGAACTATGCAAACCTAAAGAGTCAATGTGCATTCCTACTACAAGAGAAGGTGCAGAAATGAGAAATTGCTATCAAATGGGAACATTTGGACTCACAGAAAGACTGGGAGATACTTACACGTGAGATGATGAACTGTTATATAGATGAGAAGAGTATAGATGGTAAGACTAGGATAGAGACTAAGGACAAGATGAAAGCTAGGATATGAAGGTCGCCAGACTTATTAGATACTATGATAATGAGGATGTATCCATACTTGAAATACTTTGATGATGAGATAAGCAGTTATTTAACTTCAATTGCCAGATAACATGGTAAAACTAACAGATGAATTAAGACAGAAGATAATAGGAGAGTACAGACACTGATATGAAGCTAACAGGTCTAAGAACTCTCTTTTTATGTCTCAGAAAGATATATATTCAACTAAAAGGAACGATGAGTTATTAAGAAGTCAGATTTTCTGGTCTTGTTTAAGGACTATGCAAGCCACTTGTATAGTAAACGAACCAGATGTATCATGGGAAGATGAGAATGTATTATATCAAATGGAAGCAAGGAATTTCACAGATATGTTTAAGACAGACTATGTGAATGAGCATTGGGATTTTGATAGATACATGTGACTAGAGGATGTGGCTAAATACTGAAAAGCCGTTTTTCTTTTTAGTGGGTATGATAAGAAAAAGAATGTACCTATTGTTCAGAGAATA